GCAGCTGAACGGCGTGGCAGGTGGATCCAGATGGTGGAAGCCCAGGGTGAGCATTTGATTCATGTGGATGATTTGTTCCACAAGACCGAAGAGCGAGTAGCAGAACTAAGAGAGGAGGCCTCGGCAGGAAAGGTTAGCCGTCTGGCCACTGGGGACTACGTAAAAGAGCACGTGAATAACCCGAGGTACCACCATCCTGAACCGGTCAGAATACCGGAAGTGAAAGAATCACCCCGACTGGAAAAGGAATACCAGTGACAATCAGGGTATTGATTACCCGGGTCATGAATCGGGAGGGCGGATACGTAGATCACCCCGCAGACAGAGGGGGTCCCACTAATTATGGGGTCACCCAAGCCACCCTTTCCGCTTATCGCGGGGAGAATGTCTCCAAAAAGGATGTGAAGGACCTCACTGAGCGGGAGGCCCGGGACATCTACGAGCAGAATTACTGGATAGAGCCTGGTTTCAGCCAGATGGGCCACCGGTCTCTACACCTCATAGATGCAATATTCGATGCAGCTATTAATCATGGGACCAAGAATGCAGTGCAGATGCTGCAGAGAGCTATTGGGGAGAACCCAGACGGATTACTGGGCCCTGTTACCCTGGGTACACTGAATACTATGCAAGATCAGGAAGTAATGGCACGCTTTATCGGCCAGCGTGTGATCTTCTATGGGCGCCTGATTACACGGGATCCCAGCCAGGCAGCATTTGCATATGGGTGGATGAGACGCTCCGCGGAGTTTATTAGAGTCATCCCCATCACCTGATCCTAAGTCGCTACCTTAGGACCGTTGGCCCCGCGTCTGGAAACAGCCGGGGCCTTTTTTATTGCAAAGGTTTTCTAAATAACTATACTGTGCCTAAACCCAAGTCACTATAGGTGGCCTAGGAGGGCACAATGTTGGCTTTAGTGGAACAATGTGAGCACAGTATCGCACGCCACCCGATTGGGCTGTACTACATGATAGTACTGGTTCAAGGGGAGGGTGGTAAGCCGTGCTCTGCGGCCCGATGCAGCAAATGTGGTACGAAACTCGACGAAGACCAAATCAATAAGATTGTGAGGCGCAAATGAGCGATAACACCCTGCCAGTGGCCGGCGAGCCCCCCCTGTCATTAGAAGAATTTAAGGAGGCCATGCCGGACCACGTCCGCAAGAATGTGAATCCTCATTTGATGGAGCGCATCAATGACCGCCTCCAGGACCCCGATATGTACGAGTACTACAGGAATAACCTGATCTCGTACTCGGAGGTGCTGAAGTCGGGTAAGTACAAGATGGAGTCCTACCTGAATGCGGTGGTTTACTGCAGTCACCGTCTGATGGGCCGCACTAATCTCGAGAGCTATACCAAGACCTTCCCCGATAAGGTCAAGGAATGGCAGAGCCGCGGTATGTCTTCAAAAGACATCAGTGCTCACGTCTCAGCGTTCAACAAGACCCAGTTAGTGATGGCTATTCTTGAACAGGCCATGGTTCCTACCTGGATCCTGAATCAGGACCTGTTCCAGGACGCCCTGAATACCCAGGCCGAACTGATGCTCCACGCGAAGAGTGAAAAAGTTAGGTCAGATGCGGCCAATTCCCTCTTGACACACCTCAAACCCCCCGAGGCCGCTAAGATTGAGCTGGATATCGGGGTCAAGAAGGATTCAAGCATCAATGCCCTCCGGGAAGCTACAATGGCACTTGTAGCAGAACAGCGTGAAGCCATCCGGGCTGGGGCCATTGGTGCCACAGATGCCGCAAAGAGCAGAATATTACTGGATAACGAGACTGGCGCACCTGTAGATGAGTAATCTTATGGGGGTGGGTCATGGCAGAAATACCGGTACTTTTTGTAACACTGGGCAACAACTTAGCAGGATTCGATTTGGAGGATATCCGATTAATCCTGCCATGCAGAGAGCAGCCCGATACCAGGTCAGTAATTTACACGTCAACGTTCCCGGGCGGAGTTACGGTGGACGAGGTATGCGAAGAATTAATCCTGGAGTGGAGCAACGCTCTGTGTGGGATAGATGATGAAGATGAATCAGAAGATGGTGGAGAGGTACAGGATGGCGCCATTTCAGTCTCTGACAGGGATTCGTTACCTGACGCATCCGCGGGAGTGGTTCGCCTGGAGGCCTGTAAAGACTGAAGACGGTTGGAAGTGGTTACGCCATGTCTGGTACAGGGATGTACTGATTAGCTACACAGAGCTCTGCCACTACAGTGGTTACGGGCACGACAAGTGTAAGGTGAAAAGGATCTACTACGTGGAGCCGAATACATGAGTAACATGGCAATAGATCCCGTAGCTGATGTACTGAAGGAGGCCATGACTGTTGAACAGTACCTGGCTAAGCTCAGCTACAAACCTGATCCTGATTACGTACCCAGTGACTTTGCTCTCGAGTATGTGACCTTCATCAAGCTGGTTAACGGCGTAGACGGCGAAGAGCACGAGACACCTCTGGTTCACTATTACATGCTGGATACCCTCACCCATAACGGGGCCCGGGTAGCCAACCTCTGTCACCGCGGTATTGCAAAGACCACCCTGATGGGTGAATACCTGTTCCTGTACCTGGCTCTCTATGGAGAGATTCCTGGGTTCGGAAAGATCACCCTGGCCATGTACGTCTCTGACTCAATCGACAACGGCGTCAAGAACATGCGGAAGAACCTGGAGTACCGTTGGGAGAACTCCGACTTCCTCAAAGAGTACGTGCCGCATACCAAGTTTACCGATACCCGCTGGGAGTTCTGTAACCGGTCCGGGGAGACTTTCATCGTCAAGGGCTACGGCGCAAAGACTGGCGTGCGGGGTGCCAAGGAAATGGGACAACGTCCCCAACTGGCTGTGCTCGATGACCTGATCTCGGACGAAGACGCGCGGTCACCAACGGTGATCGCTAGCGTCGAGGACACGATCTATAAGGCGGTCGACTACGCACTCCACCCGACGAAGAATATGATCATCTGGTCCGGTACTCCGTTTAATGCGAAGGACCCGCTGTACAAAGCGGTAGAGTCTGGTGCCTGGCAGGTGAACGTCTTCCCAGTATGCGAAGAGTTCCCGTGCGAGCGGGAGGAGTTCCGCGGATCCTGGCCTGATCGATTCAACTACGACTATGTCCTGGACCAGTACGAGAAGGCGAAGAAGCTGGGTAAGATCGATACCTTCAACCAGGAATTGATGCTACGAATCATGTCCGATGAGGACCGCCTCATCCAGGACAATGAGATCCGCTGGTACTTCCGGGACAACCTCCTGAAGAACCGCGGCCGGTTCAACTTCTACATCACTACTGACTTTGCGACCTCTGAGAAGGAGTCCGCGGACTACAGCGTGATCAGTGTGTGGGCTATCAACAACCAGGGTGATTGGTTCTGGGTAGACGGCGTTTGTGAGCGTCAGCTCATGGGTAAGAATATCGATGACCTGTTCCGCCTGTGTCAGGAGTACCAGCCCCAAGAGGTGGGTATCGAGGTGAGTGGTCAGCAGAGTGGTTTCATTGACTGGATCCAGAATGAAATGATGACCAGGAACATCTGGTTCACCCTGGCCAGTGAGAACAACAACATGAAGCCCGGGATACGCCCCAATACGAACAAGATGCAGCGCTTCAACGTGACAGTACCGTGGTTCAAGCTGGGTAAGATGTACTTTCCGGAGGAGTTGCGGAGCTTTAAACCGATGATTGAGGCCATGGATGAGTTGAAATTGGCTTCACCAGGCGGATTTCGCAGCAAACATGATGACTTCATTGATACCATCTCCCAATTGGCTCAATTAAACGTGTGGAAACCGTCCGAAACAGCCGGCATGAAACGCACTGACGACATGTGGGACCTGGATGATCCAGTACACGAAGACTCCGCGTACGATTCGTACGTAGTATGAGGGACTAGAGATGACACTCGAAGACGTATATGACCAGCTAGCTTACGGTGAACTCAAGAATGTTGTGTTCGGCCGGCGCCTTGATGAGGACCAGGGCATTGAAGGCGACCATATGAAGCAGATACTGCCTCATGTACAGCTGGGACTGACCGATTTGCA